CTGAGTAAATGATTTATAGTTCATCTTGAGAATATTCTTTTCAAGATAATTTTGATAGTCTGCTGTAGATGATGATTGATCTAACAGAACGCCGTTTTGCCAAACTTCAAAAATACCTGGCTTAATTCCCCGAATAATTTTAAATTGATTTTTGCCAGATTCAAATTCAATCTCGGTAACAAGATCAGAACCATTAATGCTATTCATAAGCATTGGTTTATTGATCTTTCTAAACGGTTTACCAAACAATGAAAACGTGAGGGCATCAAGAATGGTGCTTTTCCCAGCTCCATTAGTCCCAACAATCAGATCAGTTTTTGCTTGATTTAAATCAAATTCTGTAAAGGTGTTACCAGTAGAAAGAAAATTCTTCCATTTCAATTTTTTAAAAACAATCATACTAACTCATGTGGGGGAACAATAAAATCATCTTCTGTGATTATAGCATATTTTTGGTCTCGCTCTCGACAAGCATTAACAATTACTTCTTCTGGTATTTCAACAATTTGAAGTTTATATCTTTGTGTTTGAAATTCTAATTGCTCTTGGTATCTTTCGGCGTCATCCTCACACTCAAAGATTGGGATGATTTGTTCTCCATTAGTGTCATCAATAACAGAGAACACTCCTTCTGGTTTATCTTTAAGCGTGAGAATAAACATCATACTACTTCACAACTCTCAATATATAGTGTCTTCATAATGTTCTTGAGCTGATTTTTATTTACGGAAATTTCCACATCATCAATGTATTCATTTAAAAGAGAAAGAGTATCTTTAGCCTCAAGCTCAGAATCAACGTGTTTAACCGTATCTTTTTCAACTAAAGTTTCTACAACTTTTAGATCATGAACACCTACATCAAATAATGCTTCGATAGTTTTTTCAAACCTAAAATAATCAGTTTTGTTTTCTACGATAACCTTGACAAAAGTATTTGAATAGTCGTTGGGATTGACGCTGAAATTAGGATCAGCATCATCATAATAAATCTTTTGGAAAATTTCGTATGGGTTCTTGATGAATTGTAACTTATTGGATGACGGTTCATAAAGATGAAATCCTCTAGGATCTTTGTAATCATTCCAGAACATCTGGTATGGATTGCCAAGATAAGTTACGTTTCCTTTTCTTGACTTGTGATGAAAGTGTCCAGAGAACACTTGTTTAAATTTAATGAACACATCAGCATCCATACCACCTTCATGGAGCATACCAGGAGAAACCTCAAACCCATTGAGTTCAAGATGACCCATGACAATCTTAGCAGATGTTTGCTTAAGATGTTGATGAACCTCGTCTTCGTTTTCTGAGTTGATCCAAGGAAGCATACAAATATCTGTACCTTCAATATTTACTGTGGTTGGTTTAGAGTACACAGTAATGTTATCATAATCAGAAAGAAGAAGATCTGGGGAATTAATGTTATTAGTGTTTTTATAGTAGACATCATGATTCCCAGTAATCATATGAAGAGTAATGCCAAGCTCACGGATACGATCAAAGTAATGGCGGCGAATACGATTCCAAACATTAAAATCAATACCCTTACGATTATCGAACGTATCTCCGAGGTCGATAATAGTTGATACCCCTTTCTCTTCAAGAGTTGGAAAAAATACCTCATTATAAAATTCTAAAAAATATTCCCAGAAAATAACGCTCCCCTTTCTTCCATCAAGATGTTGATCGGTAATAAGTGCTACTGTCATTATCTTAAAAACATTTTTTTAAAGGGACATTTGCTTTCTGATTTGGTGCTGTTAAAAATAAATTTATTTGAGATGTTTGGAAAAATTCTTTTAACATTTAAATTTTGTCCAATTCGACGATGTACTTTATCAGGAATACTATCTTGACGAACTAATTTAATATCATCATTTAAGTTATTACTGTAAAAACAAATCTCAAATATAGGATCTCCTCTTTTAATAGTAACTGGAAGATTTTCATTTATAACTTCAACGGAAAAATTTATAGGTCTATTCCACCTAGAAATATTCCACCACCCAGAAAAACCAATGAAGTTATTATTTAATGCTGTCAGTGGATGTGGTCTAGATTCAATCCATATATTTTTATGGTCTGTCCAAAAAACAAACACTGGAGCAGTAAATTGAATTATAGTTTGATTCTCAAAGAAACACATATTTTCATGTAGAATTCCTTCAGGCATTTTTTTAGATACCACAGGAAATTGTTTTTTCTTATCTATTGAGAATTCTATATCATAAACACTTTTAGCTAAGAAAGTTCTTTTAGCTTTATGTGTCCAAGCAGGGCATTTTGAATAAGGTTGATTATTATCAATACTATTCAAAGAAGGTTCTAAATCAAACCCAATATCTTCTAAAGAAAATATAGAAGCTGGGTGAACGCTAGAAAAAGAATCTAATGCTTCCGTAACACAATAATTAATTATTTTAGTCATTGTCTCTTATTACGAATTTCTAGATTTTCTTTAATACCAGACATATCAGAATAACTTTGATTTAGTCCTGCCATGTCTCCTTCAAAACTTTCGGTATACATCACATGGTCGTATCCACTACGCTCAAGGATCTTAGTTTTAATTTCTAATTGCTTTTTCTCTTTAGCGATTCTACGTAGGAAAGCAAAGTAGATTACCTGAGTAAAATAGGCAAAAGGATTACTTGATTTTTCTGGATCAAAATTGTGAATGTATTGTAAACAATTTTCAATACCGTCTGAGATCATCTCATCACGGAACATGTAGTTTACAAAGTTGGGCTTGTAAGACAAGTGGGTAGCAATCTTCAGAAAACAGTCGCCAATGTAATTTGGAACCCGAGGCTTCGGAAGACCTTTCTCTTTTGCATCAAGAACTTTTTTCCTGTATACGCTAATAGCCTCTAGAAAATCTTTGTTATTGACGTAATTCTCTGTTTTCTTTTTTGCCATGATACATGTCTCTATCCAAATTGTTATGGTATCAGTATAGACCATATTTACGGGTTTGTCAAGGGGGGTTGACAAAACCTCAGAAACCCAGTAGAATAACTCTGTCAGGGTTCAAGAGAAATAATATCTTTAAATACTTTAAATTACTTAAGATTTTTTATAGATCTCTTCAAGAAACTTTTTAGTTTCCTTTACTGATCCTAAGTAACCCATCTGTTTACTAAATTTATTAGGTCTAACTTTAATGGGATCATCTGATTCAAGTGATGATTCTTCTAAAGGACCATCATTAAGATTGTTAAGATAAAACATTTCAATTCTTTTATCTAACTCTGTCATAGTAATTACTTGTTCCATTTTAATTACAAATAGAGAATCATATGTGGAATGTATCCAATCTTTTAGTACAAATCCATCAAGAGATTTTCCATTCTTTTTTTGAGATAATTTCTCTACTAACATAGGATTCTCTACTAGTAAAGAGTTTTCATCTGGTAGGTAACATACTTTAGCTATAATTTCCTCACCAGATGTTAACTTTATGGTAGAGAAGAATTCTTCTTCCATCATCTTAGATTTACCTTAATAATTTCGTATTTAAAATTTTCTTCTTGATAAATTTTAATTCTTTCTTGAAGGTGTCTTAAAGTATAATTTTGTTTTGTGTTAGAAGAAATATCATCAGCAATATCATAAAGAGTAGCTATTTCTTTTCCTTCTCCCTTTCTAAGTACTCTTCCAATACTTTGGAGATTCCTGATACGAGATTTAGATGGTGAAGCAAATATAATATTATGAAGACGTTTAATATTAATACCAGTGCTAAACGTTCCGTAGGAAGCAATAATAATAGCATTACTTTCTTGTTCAGTAATTTTTCTTACCTCTTCACGGTCATCTGTATCAACTGATCCGTGTACAAAAAATACTTTACGGTTTTCACCGACCGTACTATTTATGAGTTCGTATAATGGTTCACCATGTTTTTCCACATAGTTAAACAAAACTAATGTGTTGCCATCGAGATCATTGACAAGATTTTTAATCAGATTATTTCTTTTCTTGTTTGTGACAAGATAATCCATTTCCTGATGGTAATCTTCAAAGTACTGATACTCGTGCTTACACAGAAGAATCTTAATACGAAGATTGGATAGATGTCCTTTTTTAATTAGATCATCAGTCTTCGTAACTTTCTCACAATGACCAAACAAACCTTCTAGAACCCACTTGTGTGTTTTGGTTCCGTCTAGAGTTCCAGTAAAACCAAAACGATACTTGGCATTATGAAGCTTCTCCATAATACCTGTGAGAGATTTTGATTTGAATAGATGTGCCTCGTCTCCGATCACACAATCAATGTCATCAAAATATCTTTTAGGAAATTTGTAAATGGACTGCCATGTAGAAATGATAATAGGTTTGTCAGAATTCTTTTCTTGACCTGAATAAATTTTGTGAATATGTTCGTCGGCATTCCATCCATAGTCGATGAAGTCTTTTACCATTTGTTCCACTAGCGATGTAGTAGGAACAACTATTAGAATTTTTTTATCCGTAGCGTGATAGTATCTGACAAGAGAATAGATCATTAGGGATTTACCTGATCCAGTGGGAGACAGGAACAATCCTCTATTATATTTAAGAGCAAGATACACAGTATAATATTGATAGTCTCTAGCTTTGATGCTGGAGATTTTATCCATGAAAGATTTTACACCTTCAGGAGATACCATTGAGTTGGTATCAGTAGCTTCTCCATACCAATCATTCTTAACTGACTCAATAGAGTATCCTCTTTCTTTAGCCCACAGAAGAAACTGCTGGTATAACCCAACATAGATTTCTCCAGTGCCAGGAGAGTACAAACGAATAGTACCATCCCAATATTTAAATCTTGGATTTCTTTTTAAAAATTTTGCTTCAGGAACTTCAAAAGTAAAGTAATCAGATAATTCTTGATGGACGTATGGTTCTGCTTGGATCTGTAAAAATACTTCGTTCTTTTTCTTAATAATAATTCGTGTCATTAAGTAGTACCATTAATAAACTTTTCCCAGTCAATAGCCGATTTGATTTGAAATCCACGATTGGAAATCATTTTCATTACACTGTCCAGGAAATAAAGCGCCTGTTCAACGTATTTTATTTTTGCTTCGATGTTGATGATATCCTCGTCTGACTCCAGATAGGTCTTCATCTTTTCTGCTGTTTTAATACTTGCTCCGAAAGGTTTTTCGGCATACACTTTGGCGTCTGCTTCGCCAGAATAATATTCTCTTTTTTCTTTTACTACACGCCTGTATTCAAACTCCAGTGAAGTTTTAACTTGGCTAAGATCTGTGTAGTAGTTTAAGTATTTATTATGTTGGAAAGGAATCTCTAACGCTAACTTTCCAAGGTCTTCTGAGTATTGTTTGTTTTTAAATTGAAAATCAACATGACTGTCGATTGACCATTCTTCTTTAATTGTTTCAAATAATTTAACGATGTTTTCAAATTTCATAATAACTTAAAGTTTTTATCACGAAGAGTAAAATTAGTATATTTGAATGTTACTTGTGCTGTAAAATATTCAATATCATCTACAGTGGCATCAAAATCAATTGGAGTTAAACTAATTGGAAATAGATTTTCAAAATCAACAAAGAACGCTGGGTTGAAATTTGAAGTAACAATCATTAATTGACCATTAGAATAACCAACAGGTCCTTCGTGATTCTGTTCAGCATTTCCAAATTCTCTCATCCATTTTTGAACGGAGTTATAATTTTTTAACTGCTCATCAATAATAAACGTTACGGTAAAATCATCATATGTAATACCGCCACCAGGAACAATAGGAAAATTTCTAAACCTAGTAGGCACTTCTGTGAAAGGCATATTAATGCCAGGTAGATTTGCTCTTTGGCAGAAAAAATCTACTCCAGAAAATAATTCTAATTTTAATTGAAAACCTACAGGGGCAAGAAAGTTCCTATTTTGTGGTTGCTCCTTGTACCATTCAGCAGTCATGTCAACTTCCCAAGCTATACACTATTTATTTCCATAAAAAAAGAGCCCCCGAAGGGACTCTTGAAATTTGTGAGAAAGACTCACATGAGGTTCTTGATACGAACACGTCTGTAGTACATGTTCTTGGAAGCGGTAAGAGCTTCAGCATCGGGAACAGGTACGCCATCAGCGTCAACACCGTTGAATACGAATGGGTTAGCAACCATACCGTAACGGGTCTTGAAGCCAATCTTAGGCTGGAAGGTGTTAGGATCAATGCTACGTAGCATCTGGAGAGGTACGTATGGGCAATAGAAGAGACCAGCATCATAAGGATTGGTGCCCTTATAACCCATGACGTAGTAGTGATCATTCGAGATGTTAGCTGAATAAGGATCAACAAAGACCTTGATTCTGCCGTTGATGGTGCCAACCATTAAGTTGCCAGTGTCATCAACCTGACCGATGGAAGGACCACCAGCACCAGTTAGACCCGAGCTATAGTCAAGAACACCAGCCATTGCTAGAGCTGAAGCTACGTCAGCCGAGCAG